TACGCCTAATTCAATTTCATACAGGTGATTATTTGCAACGTTTCTTACAATCTTATTATTGACAGATAAATCTATTATTGATTTTTTTAAACAGTACTTCTCAATAAAAGAATTTGAGCTAATTATTTGATTTCCAAATTTATCTTGAACTTCTATTTTATATTCATAAACGTCTTTATCTTCAACATCACTATCAATAATAGATGTATTGGTATTACTATTTAATATTGTATATTTGTTTTGCCCGTTTGTTGCGATATTTTTGTATTCACGTTCTTTCTTGGTAAGATTTCTTTTTAAAACAGCCAATCTTGAGTATTCTGAATTTATATTAATTACATTTATTAAGATTCCTTCATTAATATTTTCACAATAGAAATCTATTTTGTTTGTTTTGACTAATTGATTGTTTCCTCTATAATGTGAAAATCTAGAATTAGAATATTCTTTTTGATCATATATACAATTTGCAATAAATGAATAGTTTTTGTTTTTACTTCTTTTAAATTTTATATTTTTTGATTCTTTAGGCTTAACATCAACTGTTCCAATTTGAATATATCTGCTTTTTTTGTAATTATTGTTTTCTTTGATTCCAATTGTGTATCTTCTAGTTATTTTTTCGTTATTCGTAATTCTTGCAATAAAATTATTTTTTTGCTCATTAATTACATCAAAATCAAAATCAAATTCTGGAAAACCAAACTGATATGCCAATGAACCAATATTAAATCTTCCAAATTCTACTTCTTTTTTAATTCTTTTTTTATCATAAGTGATTGCCATTAGCGTGTATGTATCACTACTCGTTATGTAATCTTCACTTACTGTTATTATTCTTTTAACGTTTTCAATTCTATTTGAAAATGTTTGCAACTTTAAAGATGATTTACTATTAGTATCAAAATAACCTTTAATTGTTTCATTATGAATAGACTTTACATAATCAATTATTCTTTTTATATCTTGTGGTGCATATTGAAAACTAGTAATTCTTTTATGTGAACCATTGATTCTATCTTTAAAACTTAAATTTCCCCTTTCTTTAGAAATGAATTTCTTAAGACCGGATGTTTTGTCAGAAATTATATTGAGCCCTAAGCCACTATATTTTTTAATTTTGGTCGATAATTGATTTATATTAATGTTTTCAGAGGTTCTTTGCCTATTATATTTTAAATAGTTTGTATTTTTTTTAGTTCTTTTTTCTGGAGACAACTCTATATTTGCATTAGGATCATTTTTAATTAAAACATACTTCTCAACTGTACCGAATGCATCATTATCTGTTATTGTGTTGTTTTTAACCTTGCTAACTACGGTTGTATCAATTTTTGCTAATATATCAATACTATCTAATGGGATTACTCCCAATTCAATAAATTGATTTCTTAATGCATTTAGCATATTTTCGTTGGCATTTTGCAAATTTGTATTAACATAGTTTGGCTGCCCTGCTCTTTGTTCAACAGTCAATGCATTAACATTAAAAAACACGTCAGGAATTGCTTGATACCTTTTTATTATTTCTTCAGGAGGGGCTTTCGTAATAAACAAGTCAACACGAGAAATATCTCTTAAAATTGCATTTTTTTTATCAATTGCAACATTTAATTCAAATGATACTTGATCTACGCCATTAGACCTTTTATATTCTATGATGCGACTAGGTTCAATATTTTTAATAATTTTTAAATTTCTTAATGAATCTGGTGTTATTAAATATGCCATGGTCTACTCAAATATTAAGGTGAATAAATTAACAAAAGTAGGTGTATTAAAGTCATCAAAATATATTTTTCCTACATAGAAAACTCGTTTTTCTACATTTCTATTTTGATCATCTTTGACAAAGAAAGACCCACCATCGATTACATCTAATTTTTTAAATTTATCAAGATGATTTTCATATATCTGAATTAGTATGTTATTCGATTGAGAAGTTTTTGAAAACTCAAAAATTTTATATTCTTTTTTAAGCGTTACATTATTTTCTTGATAATCATAATCACCAATTAGATTTTGCAAAATTTGTTTTCTAGACTCAAAGTCTGCACCTTTTAAGGACCCGGGTGCTAATCTGTCAATAAAAGCTTTATTTCCTAATTCCTCAACAATATTTTCCCAACTTCCATTTTGCGTACTTCTATAATCTTCATATTCCCCAAATGAGGTACCGTCCTCATTAATTGGTGGTAAAAATGCAAAATTTGGAAGATGAGACAATTTTTTATCTAAAAAGAAAGGTTCAGCATCATTAACATTAATAATTTGATTTTTTGCGCCGTTTTCAAAAGGAATACTGTTTCTAATAAAAAAGTTTGCACTAGTATTTGATAATTCAAATTCATTTTCAACATTAATTGATTCTTGTGTTGCAATAAAATGATTTTTTCTGAAATTTTTAATAAAGATATTTGGCAAATCGTTTGCTAAACTAGCAAATTGAGACCCTGTTGATATTTTTAATTGATGTATATTTTCAGGTATTTGATCTTCTTTATTGAATATCTTGTCTCCTATAATGCTACCTGTAGGGGACATATCAAATTGTATTAATTTTCCTGAATCATCTGTTTCTAAGACAATTGAATTTTCTGGCCGTTCCATTGCTTCAAAATAAATGTTATTTGTAGCATCATCATAATTTTCTGATTTGTCATAATATGCATGCATATCGGTTGCAGAAGCATATTCGACTCTTAATTTTCCGCTAGCAATTTGTCGCTTGCCTTCTTGCGTTACAACTAAGTCGATAAATCTTGTTTTCTTGTCTAATATTCCAGCCATATTTTATATTTATTCCTTATAAAATTTTTACGATGATAAACTAGCTACCCAATGTTGTTGTTTCAGCGTTAAATGCAATAAATTCTCTTGTAATGTATGTTCTATTTCTAGGTGTATCATCATCAATAAAAGGTATTGAACTGGTCATAAATTGATTTAAATTTGAGCTTTGGAAATAGAAAAAATCTAAAAAGAACTCTGTTTGTTTTTTCGTGTATGTTTTAACCCCTAATGCTGTAAAACTGCCGCTAACAAATAAACCCTGCGTCAATGCGACAGGAGGATCAAAATTAGCTTCAACACCATCATTGACCGGACCTGATGATATTACCTTGCTATCTTTTCCTTGCTGAAACATGTCTGCAAATTGACCAAAATGTTTATAATTGAATCTATACTTTGGTCTAAGATCTTTAAATATATTTTGAGATGTATCGGCTAAATCATGGGTACGAATTAATGTCCCGTAAGAAGAATCATCATAATAATTGCCAACCAATATTCTAGAATCTTCATATATTCTATCTTGATCACGGAACCTTAAATGTTTTTCTGACGATTTTGCAAAACTATAATAAATTTTAGCATTAGCAGTAGATATGCCAGGAATATCATCAAAAGATTGCAATCCTTTACTTGGGGTAAAAGTAAATAGACCTATCCTGGGAACAGGCCCTCCTTTTCTTAAGTCGTCTAAATCATTAACTCTATATGCTGTACTTTCATTATTGACAAAATCAGATAAATTATTTGTTACAAAATCAGGACTATATGCATACGTGTACGTTGTTGAAAGAGGTACGTGTATTGACATTCCTGGTACTCCAAAATTTGTTTGACCAATGATACTTCCTGTTAGCTCACCTCGATACGCAACTTGCCATTGGTCAACAACCTTTTCATCACCAATTACATGTTCATAAACAGCACATGATGTTAAGTTTTGATTTACAGTTTCATGATATTCTTTATTTTCGACAACTTCAGATCCATAAAGTTGAAGTTTAGATTTACCAAAAAGCGTCATTGAATTAAATGCCACTGAATCTGTTCCTGGGTCTGCACCCTTTCCAAAATCAGCAATTTGATTTGGAAACGGATATTGCCACCCTAAAATTAAATCATCATTAGGTAAAATCAAATAAGGGGAATTTAAAACCAGAGTTTCTGAATCTGTGCCTGTTTTTGTTTGCTTTGGTACAGTTCCTTTTTCTCCCGGGATGATAATATTTTCACCCGGTTTAATACTAGAAAAACCATTTACAATTGCACGTCCAGATTTAATACCACCATCAGAGCGAGAAGTACTATCTTTACCATAAATCAATTGAAATATTTCCCCACCAGGCCTATAATATCTTGTAGAATATGACAAAGGATATTTTGAAACTAACTTTGAGTCTGATTTAATTGAAAAACTCTGAGTCAAACTTAAATCATCGCGCATGTCTGAAATATTTACAACAGATAAGTTATCATAAGGTAATCCAGAAGAAACAAATTCTCCTGGTTCTTTTGAAATTATAGTTGTACTAATTCCATTGCTGGACCCAGCGGATGCAGTTATAAAAAATGCATTTTGACCAAAAGTTATTATTTCTCTATTTTCTTCTACATAAAAAGTTGAATTATCACCTTCGTTCAAGTAAGACGCTGTGGGTAAAGAAATATTATATTTGTATTGTTCATTTGAACCTGATTGAATATAAACTTCTTTCTCATAATTATCTTTAAATTGCCTCATAATAAAAAATGTAGGCGTAACAATTTTAATTCTTGAGAATTGAGCCGTCAGGGATTTTGTACTATCACCTCTAAGAAAGTTAGGATGTGTATACGCAAAACTCAATGAATGATTTGTCGATCCGGGTACTTCTATTTTTGTTTCAGAATCTAATACAATTTTCTCTAACAAAAAAGGCTTTGTGATTCCTAAGTCAGAAGCTTTAATTGTTTGACTACTTGTTGCATAATATTGAGCGCCAAAAGGGAAATTAAATTGATCAATCATTTGATTGCTTAAAGCAAGTTGATCTTTTGACAAAAAAGAAAAATCATCACCCGTTGAATTAGATGCTGTTCCTAAAAGAGTAACGCCACTAAATCCTACACATGCACCGGTTAATATTGTTGCATAATTTGCAAATGAAGTATCATTACTATTAAAACCCCTGACAGGTTGGCCTCGTTTTTCCCATTTTTTTAGTATATTATTCCAGTACACCATCAATTGAGATCCCTTTTCAGAAGTATCTGTTGATGCTAATGCTTCTGTTGTATCCAGTGGATTTGTCATACCAAAGGTTGTTTCTTCACTTGGGCTTAAATCAATTGTAAATTTTGTTTTACTTTTAGTTGGCGATGAAAAACCCGGATAAACAGATGGATTAACACCTTGGGATCTAAAAAATTGATCTGTTATATCTTGTGTCAGCGTTTCATCAAATGCTGTGATTGTTTCACTAAAATCTTGAAATGGATTTGCAATGTCAGATATACCCTTAACTGCGCGACCTACTCCAGACAAATCAGAATCTGTATGTGGCGTAGATATAGACGCTGAAACAAATCTATTATGACCTGTTGCATGATTTAACAAAAGAGGATATCGTATATTTTGATTTGCATAATATATTTCAATTACCGGAATAGCCCATACTTTTTTAGAATTACTATCAAATGTTTCTTGAACAAATCTCAAATAATAAGCTTGCCCTGGGTCTGGAAAATCTTCTGCGTGTAATGTTATTCTTTTCCTGGGTGGTGTATTGACATCATAATCTTGACCATAGAATTCTCCAAATGCAGCATCAGGAGTATATGTTGCTATTGTTGTTGGAGATGTAAATGAACTATCAGTACTAATTTGCAATTTTAATGTTTCAGTGCTATTTCCTTTTCTTAAATCCAATAAGATAGCACCTTGATTATAAGGTCCTTGAATTAACTCAAAATACATTCTTGTAATATTTCTAATTGCTTTACTTGTCCTTAAGAATCTTTTACCTCCCGTTCCAGCCCCAGAAAATGTTGCACTTCGATCAATAATTTCTACACCTTCAGCACCTATCTGTGCCTCTCTACGAATTGTCATTCCTGTAGAAACTGCCCATTTATTACCATCAAATCCAGATTCATAAGTTATCAAGTCTGCAGTAGGCACTTTGGTAAAATCATCTTTAATTGAATCACCAAATTGAATTGGAAGATCTTCATAAAATATATTATTTTTCCCAGAACGATCCTTGTCTCCCATTCGATGTTTTGTGGGATAACAACCAGGACGATTATCCATGCCTCTTATTTTAATCCTGGGAGAAAGATCTGTATATCCAGAATTGTATGTAATTGTTTCGCTTATTAAATCATATTGTGCATAATAAATTGCTTTCACATGATCACTGGTTAACTCTGTCCCCCATATAGCAAATTCTGCCATATCACCGTCGATTTCTGTATCTCCAGACCTAGATGCTCCAATGTGAAATTCTTCTGATATCGGTTCCATTGCGACATATCCAGACGAGTTATTTGTAACGACTGCTGTGGTGGTTAATTCATCTCCATCCAAGTAAAATCTAAATTCCGTCGCAGGATCTGCTCCTCCGCCACCATCATAGGTCATAATAATATGATGCCAATCACCGTCTTCTAAATTAGCATTACTAACTCTTCTTTTAATAATATAAGAATTACTATCATCTCTTAATTCTAGCGTTAAACTATTAGGATGAACTCCGGCTGAAGATGGTCTATAATAAGCATAATATTCAGAGTCAGTTGCATCGCTTGTTCTGCCCTTACCAAAAAGATATCTGTCTCCCGTTACTGTATACGGATTTGATAGTTTTACCCAAGTAGAAACTGAAAAAGCAGAATCTGAAGACCCGTTACCAAAAGTTATAATATTGTCTTCTGGAGTTGTTCCTGAAAAAGTTAAATTTACTTCTGTATTATTACTATCACTTGCAAGAAATGAAGTAATCGATCTTCCGCCAATTGAATTTGTACTCCAAGTATCTACTTGCTCGTTTTCAGTAGAAACTGTCAATGTATGTGAAGAGGGATATGATGCAACGTTGTTGGCATTAGATACAGGAAATCTAATTAAAACTCTTAAGTTATTGCTTTGATTATACGAATAATCAGAACCACCTCCTGTTGCAGTAAAATCAGTTGTTAAATTAACCGGTCCTGTTTCTGTTGTTTGTACTGTTAATTTTCTTGGCATAATTACCTTACCTCTTTAATAAACCACTAAAAGATATTGAGTCAACCCCAAAAGATCTTTGCTCGTTTATTTGATAAAACGGTGTAATCATAAAGCCGTTTTGTTTACTTTTAAAGCGTGTTCCTATTTCTGAATCATTTCTACTTGAAGAAACAAGTAATGTAGTTCTTTGACTAATTGTTAAATGATCATAATGGTTTGTAAACTCATCATCTTCGATAAAAGGAGAATTTTTATAAACTCCCTCAGACACATACCCACCAACAGGTTTAGTCAATACTGTACTTTGACTGTCTTCATAGAAATCATGTTGTGTTTCATCAATTGAATATATATTATCCAAAAATGATGATCCTTTTTTACCATAAGTTGTATTTTGTGTTAATATCCAATTTCCTGCACCAAAAAGGCCTTTGGCACCTCTTATGTACATATCATTAATGCCGGAACTGATATGTGAAGATCTTACATGGAAAACATCAATTGCGCCATCAATTGAAGCAACTTCCGGATTCATATACTGGCCAAAGCTTTTAAGTGTTTGATAAACATAAGGATAACCAGAAATTCTGCCTTGCGCTTTGTTTAAAAAACTAGCAGGTTCAGGTTTTCCTTCAAAATCATCAAAAGGAATTAATACATTTGTAGAATCTGTTGATGTTTTAAAACTTTTATTTTGTCCAAAATTATAAGACTCTATTGTATTATCAAAAAGATTATCTCCATCTGCAATTCTTTCTCTACCTAACGTTATATTAGGAGATAAAAGACTATTTCTAGCAAAATGTTGAATTGTTTTAATATCTTTTCCCATTCGAAAAAGATCAAAGTTATCACCATAGGTCGTTACAGCTTTTTCTTTTGTTCCTTCAACAGTTGTATCTTCAAATGTTTGTGTTAAAACTGCATTTACACGATCTAGCTGTTTTCCTATCAAAGCAGAAGGTGAAGTAGGTCCAGCACTTATTTCGTTAAACCTAACCTTGTCTATCTCTTGTGGTACTTTTATATCTTTATACTCTATTGTTGACATTTTTCCTCCTAAAGATAATTATACCTTTAACTTTTTTTAACAATTGCAGCATATTGACTTAAAAATAAATTACCTCTTGAGGGATCTCTAGGATGTGCCTTTAAGTAAATTTCATCATATAAATAACTTAATTTATGACGTTCTAATACATGAGATTCATAAACTAAATTAATACCTAAAAAGTTTGTGTTTCTCGGTATTCTTTGATAAACTATTTCTGTGAATGTTGTATCTAGCCATCTAAATATTTCTCGATATCTATTTAAATCAATATCACTAATAAGATTTTCAAAGTATATTTTTCTTAATTCAATCAAATCAGGATAAGCAGAAGCAAAAACAAGATTAGGTTTTCCTAATGCATTATCAAAAGCAGTAAAGTCTGAAAAAGCCCCTAAAATATTCTGATTTAATCCTTTCATTGCAGACATGTCCATTGAAAATCTTACATCGTCAAATACTTCTTCACTAGGACGTACTTCATTGATTGGTCCTATTTGAGCGTATTTATGATCGGGTAAAAGTGCAGTATCTTGCAAGCTTCGAATTCTAACTTTAGTTTTTGCTGTATTTAAATCAAAATTAGGGGATAGCTCCTCATAAATTACGTACTCTGGATAAAATATATTTTTACTTGCTTCAAAAGCATATCCGGAAATATGTTTATTATTTTGAGAAAAATCAAATATTCTTATCTCGCCAGAAGAATCTGATGCTGATGTTGCTTGATCATGAGACGTTTGCACTCTTAACCTTTGAAAGCTTCCTGTCTTAATTGTATTAAAATTATAATTTTGAATTGGATTTTTAACGCCCACAGAATTATGATTTTTTGCAAAAGATCTAAACTCGTCTAATGTAATCCCATAAGACCAAAAATTAATATTACTAACTTTGCCTGAGAAATATGTTTCTTTTTTATCACTTGTTTCAGAATTTAAAAATAAGCTTGTGTCATTAAAACTTTGTGATCCGATCATGACAAATGACCCAGACGAGTTATGTGTTGTTGAAACATTACTAAACAAACTATCACTGGCTTCTGAGAAGTAAGAAGATGTATAATAATTTTCTATCATTTCACCTGCATTATATTTTGCTGCTCTCAAGAAAATAGAACCGGTCAAGTTTGTATTTAAAACTTCAGAACATTCCCTACCAAAGCTAACTGCCCATGCATCATTGTCGTATAGATTTACTCCTGTTAATATCAATTGTGTTGTTGTGTTTAAGGAAGGACTATCATTAATGCTCAAGATAAGATAATTAGAAGATTTATCTGTATGTAAATTTAAAATACAACCTTCAGCTGCGACGCTAGCGTGTGTTCCGGTTGTATGTAATCTTGCCAAACTTAAATCTTTTGTAATTCCGGAATCTATTACATAATTTGCCTGGTAAGTAAAAGATCCGCTTGTAAAAAGCCCGTCTGAGGTGTTATTGCTTATTCCATGCGGTGAAAATAGTGCTTTGTTGACAAAAGTACCTCGAGGTTTTGGCGTTCCTATTTCTATTCTTGAACTAGACAAATAAGATGACATAATATGCGGAGCAGTACTACTTTTACCTTGAGCATCTACAGACTCATTTTGATGATCAATTGATCCTGAGAAATTAATAAGATTTAAAATATCTTTTCTAATAGACGTTGATTCTTCTAATGATTTTGTTTTTGCTCCTCCATATTCTCGTACATCAAATAAATTATCAGGCTCAACGCCAGCATTTCTAAAAACTGATTTTATGCTTTCAATTGTCCCTTTTTTCTTTTTTAAGAACGGAACATCTGACAATATTCTTCTCCAAATATTGTTTTGAATTGCATTTAAACTTTGAATTGCTTTTTCTGGGTTGTTAGATAAGTCAAAACCATCTAAAAATTGATCAAGTGTAGCAGATTCGAATATAAAAGGAAGAGTAATACCTAAATGCTTCGCAGATTTCTGAAGCAGAACATCCGGAACCGTATTTTTATCTTCATATGAAATTGAATTGATCAAAGAAAAACTATCAACAAATAATTTTAATTCATCAAAATATTTTGACCACGTGTAAAGAAACTTAAGTAAGTTTTGAACACTTAAATTTGTTTGACTTTTTCGATCACTAATTGTCTTAATATTATCAAAAGTTTCATTAACCTTACTTAAATTAGATTCAAAATTTTCAAAAACATTTCCGACGTCTAAATAATGTGGAGGAATTAATTTTGTTATAATATTAGGATTGCAATCATCATATTCAGAACCGGTGGTAATTAAGCTATTGTAATAAGTTTCAACCGGTTCATAGTCAGGAAAAATAACAGGACACCTAGATAGGTTTTCAGAAATAACAGGTGTAAAAGATCCTGTTGCTCTATTTATTGTATAGTCAAAATTATATATTTTTGTTGTTAAACTATTTTGACTGCTGTCTAATGCAATGTCATTACCTGTATAATCGCCATAAGGTTCATTGAATCTAAAATGCAGTTTAAGATTATCTGTCGCATATAAAGTTTTGTCTTTTTCTTCCTGAATCGATTCTAATGTTTTTTCTTCATGAAAATACCTCAATTCGTCTAATGATCCGGAAAAACTTTGTTGGGGTGTAAATATTGTACTACTTGACAATCTTGCATTTTCACCTCTACCTATTGTCAAATCAGCGGCTGAATAATTTAAAGAATTAAAAACGATACGATTACTAGAAGATACGACAGTACTCACCAAACTTGAAGTGTTATAGGTAATAAGTTTTGCTTCACCAAGTACATTGTCGTATACTGCAGAAACATGTTTGAATACACCTTTTTCAATGGAGGAGGTAACGTTCATATAGAAAGTTCCTGACGTGATTGCAAATCCTATATCACATGTTGAAGTGCTATTTGAACTTGAAAGATATATTGTGGTATGATTCGCCAAACTGCTTCTTTTTTGGAAAATAATTTGATTATCATTTATTTGATCTGGTACGTTAATGAAAAATTGAGTTGTAAATGAATTTGCGAGTGGATCTAAAACTTTTTTACCCGCATTTAAAAAATCAGTTGCAATTGTAGGATATTCAGTCGCAATTCTATCTTTAACTGCTAAATAAGTTCCGTTTGTTTGTGCTTCTCCAGTTTGTGTACCAGAAAAAATTAGAAATCCTTTATTTTTTGGCAATTCGTTTAAAATGTGTTTTTCAAAACCTGTTAATTTAGACTCAAATCCTTCTACTTCTTTTATTGTTCCATTGTAAGGATATGAATTAGTTATTTTTTCAAAGGCTTCGTTTGTTTTAACAACTGCTGAGTGGAAAAATGTATGATTTTCAAAAAAATTATAATCAATGTTTAATTGTTGTGTAGATGTTAACGCATGATTTGTTTGAGATAAAAAAGTCCCAGATATGTTTAAATTGCTAATCGCTTTTTTAACTTGACTTTTTTTATTTAAAAAACTACCCGCTTGATTAATAAACTTAGGTGAAAATAATTTTTTTGCCATAATTTACTCCACAATAAATTTAGAGGCTGCATCTTTTATCACCGTATCAAATCCATTTTGTCTGATTAAAAAATCAAATATATATGCTCTTCCTCGAGGTAAACTACTCATATAAAAATCGTAATACATTCCTGTAGAATCTGCAGATAATTTTGTTGAATTATCTCCTGTATCTGTATCGAAAGGAATAATTACATCTCCTGAGAGAAAATCCCTTACGCGATAAAACATGTTTGGAAATATTTCACTAGGTAATTCAAAAGGTGTTTTGCGAAAAACAACACTACGATCTGCATTTTGTGCATAAACTCTTAACTTTACAATTTCATCTTGTTTATATCTAGTTCTTAAGTTTAACATAGAAACCTGTAATCTGTTTTCTCTAAAATTTAGTGCATACCTATTGTTTTTATTGATAGTCAATGATGAAGATAAATACGTAACAGTTTCATTTTCGTTTGACCAAATTTCATTAAACGTAATACTTCCTGATGCCAATGCATGATTATATAGCTCTGATTCAAAACTACTAATTGCAAAAGAAGCTGAGTATATTCCTGTTAATCTAGAATCACCTCTCACAGCTTGAGATACATTAAACTGTTTTGAAAAACTTCCAGACTGTATTTTCAATATCATACAATCCGCTCCTGATAGTTCTGTTGCTGCAGATCCAGATACTATATTGGTTAAAACACCCTTACTAAAATTATTTAAATAAAGACTTCCGGAATAATCAAATTCAAAATTTTCATGATCATCAATAATCGAATCATTAAACTTAATTATTAGTTTAGGATGGTATGCTGTATTTGAAGTGTTTCTAGATGCAAATCTTTTAACAAAATATGTTTTTTGATCTTTTTCATATGAACCGGAATAAGCAATACAAAATCCATGATTATCAATCAAACCTTTTGCAGATGCAGATACAAAATTTGTAACGTTAATATAAAGATCTTCATCCCCAGCCAAAAAAGTTTGTTCTCCAAACAAAGCTATAGGTGAACCTTGCCCTTGAACTGTTCCATTGACAATTACATCTATATTTTCATCGCCTAAAGATCCGGAGCTTCTTGCTCCAGTTGTGTTCCATTCTGAAACTGTACCATTGGATACAGATGCTGTTATCCAGTTTGTTGCATCAATATCTTTAAATTCAACAATATCTTGTCCTATTCCTTCATCAAAACTTTGTGATAAAGGAAAACAGATCAATTTAAAATTTGAAGGTGTAGTTTGTCCGCCATATATATCATGCAGCTTAAGATATGCCTTGAAAGAGCTATCACCTACATTTATAACATTATTGTTATGCATGGTTGCAACTTCTGATATATCAAATTTAAGTAATAACCGACTTAATTCAGTCGGAGATGTATCTGATCCTGAAGTTGATTCTGCATAAAGTTTAAAAAGATCTAAGGTGCCAGCCTGCCCTGTATTTGCATCTGTTGCTCTAAATCTATTATTAATAATTTTATTAGTAATGTATGTATCTTTACTTGCAGATAATATTCTGTGCATTTTATCCTACCGATCCTTTGATATCATCATTTGGAAATTTAATTTCAAATATTCCGCCACGAGGAGGGAAAATCATGCCACGATCAATATTTCGCTGAATTGCATATTTGTAAGTTGAATATAAATTACCATTAACAACACCATTCAAATTTTTAAATTTAAGAGACAATATTGATTGCACTCCCAATACGTTTAAAATAATATTTTCAACTTCACTAATAATAATAGGTTGATCTAATTGAATATTTTCTATTTTTAAAAACTCTTTAATTTCAGAGTTAACAGCTTGTACAACTTGATCATTTCTATACCCTGCTTTAACTGTTATAACATATTCTATACCATAATTGACTATTGGTGCATCAACAATATCAATTGCATCAGATATCAACCTATAGGCGCTTAAATATAAAGAAAGATTCTCCTTTAAAGTGTCAGGAGATAATATCAATTGACTATCAACATCTCTAGAAATTATAAAAAGTTGTGCTGCCAACGGGTTGTTCGGATTGTCTCTAACAGAAGCACGATAAACTCTTCCTAAATTTGCTGGCATTGTGTACGTTCTAGATATCAAGTCTTCACGTGTTACGATTCTACCTTGACTATTTTTACCTAAAACAGCAGCAAGTTTTAATTCTTGCAATGTAGGTTCGTCTTCGCCACCAACGGAACTTCTATTATTAACAACTGCTACACTATCTCTAATATTTCCTGCTATATTAAAAGGAACACTAGATCCGAATGTAGTTCTTAAAACTTTAACGTTTGATATTTCTCCAGCCGGGACATTATCTGATAGACTACCACCATATCTATAGTTTATGGTAATTGTAGTATCACGAGGAGACATTCCCAATGTTCCTGTCTTAAGAAAGTTATTAGGATCAATTGTTATTGTAGAAAAAGTTTTCCTATCACCATAAAGTTGAATTGCATGTAAACTAGGATCTGGAATAATATCTTCATCAAAAACTTCTTCTCTTCCTGACCCGAATCTGACTGTTGTTTGACCGGTTTCTGAACTTCTTATTGCTACAAACCTTCTAGGCGCAGGAATAATTTTAAGCCTATTAGGTACCAGATCAGAATCTTGCCTATTGTTGTCATAACGTTTAAAGACCGTATCTTGTGTTAATGAATCGACTTGATAATATTCATCTCCATCAGTATTTACAACAGATATAATTTCTGTGACGTCTGGGTTGGATATTGTTATTGTCCTAAAAGGTATGAAATTGTTGTCGATGATAAATGTTTCAGTTTCGGATTTTGCCGATGAGCAAACCCCGTTTCTAGAAATAATAAAGCTATCAACCGTACCATCTGAGTTGACAAAGGAATCTTCAATTTTATATAAATATTTACCTTCTACATCTGTTTTTGCAAAATCAACATCATCAAGCAATTCAAACTCAGTTCCGTTATTTGCAGAAAAAACTGATGATGATTTTACAACAGGTAAATATGATGGATCAGGTATATATTCTCCATTAGATAAGGACGCAGGTATTGTCATTTCTATTTTTACTTCAACGGATGATGGAGAAGGACCTCTAATATCAATTCCTGCTAACCTTACTAATCTTTCCACATTTTCATTTTCTATTGCTGTATCTAGAAATAATTCGTTGAATTGATGATCTAAATAATAAGACAAAGAATCTCCAACGTGAGCTGCTATGTCTACAAAAAGTCCGGCTAAGCTGGATTCAGAAAAATCATATATTTTATCTGGGTAGTGTTGCCTCGCATATAAAACTAATTCTTCTCTAAAGGCGTCAAAATCTTTTTGAAGATATGATAAATTTCTTTGCTTTTTAATTTTCTTCTTAATGTTTTGTGCCATATTATCCGCCTACAAATAATGTAGTTTCTATTTTTTGATTTTTTAAATTTAAAGTTGGTATTGCAAATGTTAATAATATTATAACTTTTGCTAACCCTGATGCTGTTTCTGTTCCTGCCGCAGAAGCATTTGTTATAAAATTTCTGGTATGATATGTAGTTTGCTCTAACGTAGTGTTTGTTTCAATTTTCTGATTGTTAAATTTTAAATCGACTTCTAAATCTGTTATGACAATTCCAGAAAATGCACTAGTTAGCTTATTAGTAATTTGATTAATAATACCTTGTCTATATTCGGTTTCTGTTGAACCACTTGCATCATAAAGAAAAATTGATAAATTAGCACCGTAATCATATCTGCCTAGCCGTTCACCATGATTTGTAAGCAAAAAATTTTTAATATTGTCCTTTAACTGCTTTTCTGGGGATAAGTGCGTCTGATATAAATCTTCAGAATCTTGCAATAATTGCAATGGAGTTTTTAGTCCTATAGGCACTAATTGAGTCATTGACTTAGTAATATTCGTATATTTCCTATTGTCAATTTTCTTTCCTGAACTTTTAAAGTTAAAACTTCCCATTAATCCTCTGCAATTATAAATATTTTACTTCTATGATATATATCTTCTAATTATTTCCCTCGCCAAATATTTTAGTTGATTTTATCTTATTGTCGATTACCTTAATTGCGTCTTCAAATATATTATCTTGCGTTATATTATTTCCAGCTGCTTCTAAAGATAATGCAGTTTCAATAGGAGGAGGCTGAATCAATTCTCCTGTATTTGGATCTTCTTCTGCTTTAAACTCAATTGTAATCGGTTCTGAAAAACCTGCCTGGCTGTTTTCGCGCGCGGTTCTTAGATTTTCTAATGCAGTTAAGATTGGCTGAAGAACTGCTCCAATTGGAGGAACTTTAGCTAATGCTTGAAGAAGTGTATCTAAAATAAAATTGGCATATGCTGCATCGCCTGCTAGCTTTTTAAGCAGTGGTGCTAATTCACTGTGCAAAATATAAGGCTCTTGCGGGGTATTATTGTCTGCCCTAACTGCTAATTCTATTTTATTCTTGGCCTGCAATCTTGTTGTTCCATTGTTAATTAATGACAAAAATTGTTGACCATCATCAATTGAAGACTTAAGAACAACATTTCCTTCATTATCCATGTTTAAAAAAGATTCTCCGGATAAACTAGCCAATCGAACAGTACTTTCACCTATTATTCTATTATGATCACTATAAACTACAACAGACTGTCCTGTATGTGAGCTTAAAACATCAAAATCAGAAGAAAAAAGTGTATCAACGTTACAATTTTTACTCATATAGATTCTACCCGCACAGTCTCTTGGGCTTTGATCAAAATAATCTTTTTCGTTTTCAATATCTTCAAATAAGTTTGCAACTTTATTTAATTCATAGACAGGATCTAAATCCCCATCAATTAAGCTAGCAACAGCACTGATATACGATCCTTCCTTATCAGAATTGATTACTTTTTCAATCGTCGCTGCTGTTTTTTCATTAATATTATTGATATCTTCATTTTTTCTACCGATGCATATATCAATTGCCGGCTCATTTTTTAAAACATCAACATGGGTTTCATTTTTAAATTTTTCTGTTGTCAATTGAACAAATGCATTATTTGAACCTTGAAGCAACATATCACCAGGGTTTTTAGATATTTTAGGTACAACTTCATATGAAAATCTTTCTCTAAAGTCAGCTGTGTTTTTAACAATAAACTGATTTGTATAAGCATAGTCTGTATAATTTTCTTGATCAACTTGACCAGGTAAATAACTATGACATTGTTCAATTTCTTTGTTTTCATCTAGTGGATTGTCAATAGCAGATTTTTTCTTTTTTCCGGCACTTTTTTCTTTTATTTTGTCTTGTATTTTTTGTTCAACAACATCAGACCGTTCTAAAAGTGTATAGTTTATATCATCAATTTGATCAATTCCATGTTTTCTAGATACCCAATAATATCTTTCAACCCCTTCATCTGATTCTTTTAATATCCAAACAAATTCACCAGGCTTAAGCGGCATTGCTAAATGAGGTGAGAAAAAAGGTAATGCTACATGAACTGTATCTGACGTCAGACCTTCTCCCCTGTCAATTAATTTTACAATTATTGAGTTGGGAGGAGTTTTATTTAACATGTGAAAGTTTTTAACTGTTTCAGGGAAGCTTGGTTTTTCTACTAATTTTTTCCTTAAATAAGTACTAGCATTTACAACAATGCAATCAATAACAATTCCTGTTAAATATTCATACCCTAAAGGCATGGGGTTATTTGAACCTAACCCCTCGACAGATTTAAATCCTTTATTACCATAAACAAAACTTTGAACAGTTTTTAAAAGGTTTTTTTCTGTTGGCATACTACCCCATTATTTTACTAAAAATTTCATCATCTGACACAGATTCAGCTTTTTCTTCTTCTTTGGCAATTAATTCTGCTAACTTAAGTATTTGATCGTTTGATTTTGACATACGCTCAAGATACTTGGACATAAGCGTTCCGAATTGCAGATGATTCGTAGAGTTATTTAAAGAAACTTTTAATAGGTCAACTAATAACATATTTGCATTTTCTCTGTCATCAAGTGCGTTTTGGTATGACTCTTTCCATAATAGTTTCTTTTTTTCATTGGTAGAGGTTAAAGAATCTAATAGGTCAGCAAAACTTTTTATTTTTTCTTCTGTTTTTTCTATTTTATCCAAAGATTTTTGATTTGTTTTATTCATTGCTTAATTTCCTAATATGTCATCACTAAACAACATATAAATATCTTCACCTTTTTTTATCTCTTTATACTGCTTTCTTATGTTTGACATAGCAACACTCAATTGTTTTGCATTTAGTCCGGACAATTCTCTCAAATAAACAAAAATTGCTCTTTTATTTAAATAATCTAACTCATGAATATTCTTAAAAATTGTATTAATTGCATCAATACACTTTAACTCATTTGTATTTGTTAACTTGCATTTAATATCACCAATCATATCAAAAATTATCTCTTTGTCTTCATTTAATATTAGCGAAGCTTCTTGCGAAGGAACTACTTGCGAATTTTCAATTTCAAACTTATCAGAATTTGACAATGATTCATCTTCAATTGAAATATTTCTATATTTGTTTCTTGTCTTTTTTTTATTTTGTACAATTAAAAAGTTTTTAGCGCATACGTTAAAATAAGAAAATGCCTTTGATCCTTTTGACGGGTCAAATTTTTGCAAAATTTCAAATAAAAAACTAACACAATCAGATTTTAACACTTTAAAGTGCTCTTGGCTATGAGAAAACCCATGAATAAAGATTAAATTTTCTACTAATTTATCAAATGATGGCCTTATTTTATCTGTATAAATTTTATTTTTTTCTTTTTGCAAATCTGTGTTTTGATAATCTACAATTGCAAGATGTGCATCTTTTCCAAAATAAGGTTTTTTCTTTTTTCTTGCTTTTTTCTTTTTAGTTTTAGGGGTAATCGTCATTCCTTTAAAATTAGCTTTCTTAATCTTCAATTTCATTTGTTTCTTCCATTTCCTCAGTTAGTATATTTGCTACAGTTAATATTGCCTCTTGGGAAGCTTTGATATCTGCGATAACTTGTCTAACTTCTATAGAATCAAAAAACACTTCTTTTTGTAGAATCTTTGAAACATTTGAATATCTTTCATTTAAAATATCCAAACAATCCTCAATAGAATCTTCAATTCGAAGAATTATTAATGAAAACTGATACAACTTATAAGCGAGAAAACAGATGACGAAAACTAGAACAAAAAGGCAAATAATAAATATACTATCCATATCAATTCCTCAAAATATTTTCGAAAAACTCATTGTATAACCTTTTAATTGCTACACTACTAAATTTTGATCTTACATCTTTTTTGAGAGAATCTGCTTGTAATTTTTTATTTTTATAATCCTTAAAAACATTTCTTATTTTTTCTTTAAAATCATTTTCATCAGGCTGAGCCCACCGGAATCCTTTGAAAAATATTCTTTTATCTTCTTTTTCATCTCTAATTTCTGAAAGTGTATAATTTATTTTGGTAAATTTATCGCCTAAAAAATCTAAGTGCCCGGACCAGTTCGTCGCAACCACTGGCATTCCTGAAGCAGCTGCATCCACAATCGGTAAACCATATCCTTCACCTCTCGTAGCACTAACAAAACAATTTATTTTATCATGTGCATACAAACTAGCAACCTCTTCTTTTTCCATATTTCCATGAATCAAATAAATTCTAGGAAATTCTTTTTTCCCAAATGCTTTTACCATTTGTTTCATAATGTTTTTTGTAATTTTTTTATCTATTGTTGTTCCTTTTCCAGAATTAGTTTTTAAAAAAATACCAACAGATTGATCACCGTTGAACTCTTCACATATCCACTTTATGGTATTAAATATATTTTTTCTATCATCTAGGGCGTTATTAGAATTTAACTGTGATATCACTAAAAAATTAAAGTCAGTATCAATATTACCCAAATCTATTTCTTTAAAGTTTTCTGCTTCAATATTTTTATCAAACCATTCCGGTATCACAGATACAGGTGTTGTCAATATTCCCGATCGCTTTAAAACGCTTTTTGTAAAATTAGAGGGAACAATAACATGAGACATTCGATTACATGCATCAATCCATTTAGGATTACACCTATCAGTTTCAACTACTGCTGACATTCCGATATTAATTTTTCCTAATTCCGGATTCCATTCATCAGGTAATTGCAACTGAAATGTAATATCATATGGTGGTTCGAGCTTTTTTGAACACTCCATAATTTTTTTAATTAAACCGCCTTCATAGTTGTCATTTAATATCCATGGGGTCATCCCCCAATTAAGACATTCAACGTGCAAATTAATGTTATTTAATTCACTTAACCACTCAAATATTTGTCTAGAATGTACACCATACCCGCTAGTAGTAAGCAACGGGGCTCTTAATAATACTTTCAAAACTACTCCTTTAATATACTGTTACGTCAAAAGTTTTTCTTTTTTCTTTAAACTTCGCTAATGTTGTCAACATTGTTTCATGCCATTCGTCTATTGTCTTTTGATATCCAAATTCCGTCCTAGCATATTTTAAAACTTTTTTGCTTAATTTTTCTTTTTCTTTATTTGACTTTTTATAAAGTTTCATAATTCCTTTTGCAACATTTTGATTTGAAACATAGTCTTCGTATATAAAAGGAACTGTTTGACTACCTACTAAAGTTTTAAAATCAATATCTAATGCAACACCATTTTCTCCGCCTTGTCTTGCATTACAAACCTGTCTTGTTAACCCGCCAGTTTTCGCTGCAATAATTGGAGTCCCTGTCATCATGGATTCTAACGTTGAAAGTCCAAAACCTTCTGCGTACGACATGTTAAGACAAAAATCTGACACATTATACAATACATTCATTTTTTCAAATTCCAATCTATCCCTTGAAAAGAAAACATTTTCATGTATTCCTAACATTTCAGCAGTTCGAAATAAATTAGGTCCTTCATTATCAGTTGGTTCTGTGTGCATGATCAAAGTTGCTTTTTGATGACCCTTCTTTCTTTTTAATTCTTTAAGAAATAATGACCAAGATTCTAAAACATCATTAGGACGTTTTCTTTTTGCGTTTCTATTAACCCATATTCCAACAAAATGATCTTCTCTGTCGCTTCCTAATAATTGCTTTTTATAAGTTTGGATTTGTTCTTTCTTTAAAGGAAAAAACATACTCTCAGGCAATGCGTGTGGAATCCAATTTGTTTTATCAGGAAATTTGTCTTTTATCATTTCATATGTCATGTGAGAATGACAATTCAAAAGATCTGTTGCCTCATAAAAAGATTCATTAAAATCTGGATACGGATAATTGTCCCATACATGCCACCAAACAATTGGACAAACTTGATGTATTTCGTCTTCCATTTCAAAAAGCCATACAAAAAACCTGGGGTCTGTGAAAATAAACAATAAGTCAGGTTTTTCAGTTGCTAATGCAACCCTTAACATTTCTGGATTACCAAAACCGTTAATAGGTTTAATGATTAAATCATCATTAACAACAACAGTTCGATAATCTGAATGTTTTAAAGCCGCACCAAATTGACGAAAAGTCCAATTACCCTTTTCAATTAAGCCAGTTAACAAATGCCTAGTTTGTGTTCCTACACCACTTGTAGATAGTGCATGATCTGACAAAACTAAAACTTTTAATTTCTTCTGCATGTGTCTCCATATATATCTATTTTCTTTTGATAATACACTGCAGGTTTGTTATTTGTTAAACTTTTTATTCTTCTCCGTCATCACCTATAGCATAAACAGGACACAATTCTAAAGCTTCATAACATGCGTCTTCTTCATCTTCGTTTTCTGGCTGTTTGTATACAACGTCATGTGTTCCAGCATCGCTAATTTTAAAATTATCCGGTGCAGCATTAGCACACACATTGCAAAAAATGCATTCCCTGTCTACATAAAATTTACCACTTGCATTGTCCGGGTATTTGTCTTTCTTATCTGCCAATTACCATTCCTCTTGTTGCCCCACACAATCTTTGAATTGGTCTTTACCACCCCTAACTCCCCAATCAGAGTCAACAGTAAGCTTTGATGAAATACCACCACGAGGATTACAAACCATAACCAATCTCAACCTTGTAGGTTCATATGCAGACATCATGTCGTCATATATAACATTAATTATGCGCTCGTATGAGTAAATTTGACTTCGAAATGCAAAAAAGTATTCTTTGAGTGATTTTAACTCAATAACTTTATCGCCAGGATAAAATGTAATGTATAGGTATGCAAAATCAGGTTGTCCTCTACAACCTTCAAAAGTTAACTCAGGAATTTTCATTTTAATTTCATAAGATTCTTTTGAAGGATTTGGAATTGATTTTAAAATATCTCTATTTTTAGCCCAATTTCTTTTCTTTTTCATTTACAATGCTCCGTTCCTTTGTATGGGCAATATTGACAGCTGTTTCTGTTTTTTAAAAACATACCCCTGTTTGTTGTTTTAATCATATTTCTCATTAACTTTAAACCTTTTTCGTAAGTTTTTGGACCAACTGAAACTTTTACAAGATCACAAACTTTTCCTGGTTTTGCTCCTCGCTTTAATAAAATAAAAGCACATCGTATGTCTTTTAAATCAACATTGTGTTTTTTTGCCCAAAAGTGTTTGTACAGAATTAATTGTGCAGTCATTCCCAGGTCTTGTTTCTTATCTCTTCTCCAACCCCATGCACCTGCAGTTTTCCAGTCAATAATCCAATACTCATGACCTTTTCCTCTTTTCTTCGGTACCTTAAGCACACCGTCAATAAAGCCTTTAAAAGATAGGTCAATATCTAGATCTTCTATTTTTTCATAAAGTTCTTCTTCTGCTTTAAGGCATTCCCAACCAGGAAATTCTGCATTTAGAAAACTAATTACTTCATCCCACATGTTATTTGCCCATGTTTCCCATGTCGAAACAGGTTCATGTTTGTACCAACCAGGTTGCTTAGAATACCACTCCGGGTTTTCAAAACCAGCTTTCTGCCAACTTTCTTTCATTACTCCTATGATATTATTACGATCAAGTTCGGAGCCCTCTATTAACCTCTCACAACCTTCGTGCACTGCCGTTCCAAAATGAAGATACGGACTGTCTTCAAACATGTCTATTTTGTCGACATAAGTTAATTTATGCCGATAAGGACATTCTTTCCAAATTTTAATTTCTGAAAATGATATATGTGGTTTTCCTGTTGGGAATATTTTATTTTGCATTGTTTTTCCTTTTTTTATATTATAACCTGCAAAATATTATTTTTCATTTTTTGTAACAGCACCGGGAATATCATACCAGTTTAAATTTTTTCTTACTTGCTTGTTCTTTTCCCAAGCACCTTTCATGACTGTTGGATCTACACCTAATTCTTCTGCTTTCTTAATCATTGCATTGATATCTTTTGGAAAACATTTTCCTCCAAAACCAAAGTCACCATCATGGCCAGGAACATCAATATGTGAATTACCTATTCTAAAATCAGACATGAAACCATTTACTGCCGTTTCCCAATCACCTTCAATTGCTTTACAAATTTGGTGCATTTCATTCATAAAAGAAACTTTTGTTGCAAAAAAACAATTAGCCATATATTTGATTAGTTGTGCTGTTCCAAAATCTGTTTTAATTATTTTAGTATATGGAAATCTAATCCTATATAATTTTTCTACTACATTGTTTGCATTTGATTTGTTACTACCCAAAACAATTCTAGCTGTGTTTATAAAATCCAATCTTGCTTTTCTCTCTGTTAAAAATTCTGGATTAAAAACAAAGCTCATCGAAGGATATATTTTTGCCAAATACTCAGTTGTTCCAGGTACAACTGTTGATTTAATTACAACAACTTTTTCGTTGATATTTTCATGTTGAGAAAGTTCTTCTATTACTGATTCTACAATTGAAAGATCACACTCACCTGATTCAAACATTGGTGTAGGTACACAAACAAATATTACCTTTGAATTGCAAACTAATTCTTCCATAGAATGGGTTGACCGCTTTTGATCTTTGTCATGAACATATATGTCATCTGTTTGCAATATAAAACCATGGACAATTGCTTGTCCCACAAATCCGTTACCAATTATTCCAATTTTCATTATTATTCCTTAAAACAATTTTTAATTTGAAGTGCAAATCTTTTTGCTATTTTATCTATATTATAACTTTCATAAAGTAATTTTTGAGCATTTCTCGTTTTAATTAATGACTTATCATAATCTTTCATAATATTAAATACAATATCTATTAAGTCTTCAAAATTAGGTTGGCATTTAAAATAAAAATTATCTGAGTCATAAAGATTACAATATGATTCTAAAAAATCTGTGTCTGGTTTTATTAATATACCACCTAAGTATATTGTTTCATAATCTCGCCAATTATAACCTCCAAAACCCCAAGGCGACAGACAAACGCTTGAAGCTAAAAGCGTTTGCCAATATTGCGGTTGTGTAAATGGCTTTCCATATTGCGCAATTACTTTCTTGTTTTTAACATTACCATATTCTAAAACCTTGTCATATGCATTCTTTCTATGTTCATTAAGTAATCTTATGATGTCATATCTATCATCATTTTTGTTCATATTGACATAATTTTTATTTTTAGAATAATCAACAATTCCTGCGAAATTTAAATCATATTCTCTTTGATGATCAAAAAACCTACTAAAGTTTCTTACGTTTTTAAATCTAAAATTATAAAAAGCAGGTAATGCACATTGTATTTTTCTTAATTCTTTGTCTGAGAATATATTTTCATATTCAGACTTTTTGTATTTGGTATTAATAAAATTTAAATGATATCTTTTGTCCCCGGAAGTTTTTTTATTGTGGTTATCTTTATCTTTGAAATTTGTAATCTTAAAAAAACCTTTTACTATATCTTTTTTAATAGCATCTCTCATTTTTTCGCTAGCAATATTAGCTGAATCTGAGCGTTGGAGAATTATTATCGGTTTTTTAGAATCGTATGCTAAGTCTAAATCCGGATCTAATATAGTTTGATGAGTCATATAAACATCACAATTTTTTACTTCGTTAACAAATGTAATATCGTGATGATTTTTTAAAATAACTTGGCTGTCTTCTATAAATTTAATTCTGTCGTCGTATCTTTTGTCTTTTGACTCTAAGTATATTTTCATTTTATAAACTCTTTAATGTAACAAAAACTAGTTTTGTGTTTTCTTTTGAGAAAGATTTTTCATAGTCTTTGTTTGATTGAAATTGAGATTTTTTATAACATTTTTCCATGTTTACGAAATCAAAATTTTCTGAAAATGGATAAAATAATTCTTCAAAATTTTTATAGTTTGAATTATAATCACAATTTTCTCTTTTGTTTTCTATTATTTTTTCTTTGCTAAAATTTAACGGATGTTTAATTAATACAAAACTTTCTTTGCATATACTGACGGCTTTATTAGAAAACGCTTTAATCTCATTAAAAGAAAGAAATTGAACGACGCCTAAGAACAAATATATATTTAAACAATCTTCATCATTTGTATTTTGTGCGTCTTCAATTCCTTTATAATCTTTATGACTAAATAAAAAATTTTTTTGATCTTTTTCTGTTAATTCTTTTTTAATGTTTGCACATGATTGTGAAATATAATTTTTATTCGTATCTAACCCTAAAAAAGAATATTCTTCAAAAAGATTGAATTCTTTAATTATTTTGTAAATTGCTATTAAGTGATATCCGGTTGAACAACCTATATCAATTATTTTTAATTTTTTGTATTTTCTAACCTTAGTTTGTTCATGTATAAAATTTAAAACAAAATTAACTTCAATATCGTCCAAAATCTTTCCGATTCTATCCCCATACCTCCAAAAATCATATTTTGCTTCATTTAAGTTTACAGATTGTTTGTCATATCTTTTGTTGAAATAATTCATATGTTTATCGCTTTATTTGAAAAAATTAATTTTGCTTTTAACTTGATTTGGTAATTTTAAAAAATGAGGTCCATTTTTTTCACTCTGCAGTTTTAAATTAGAAAAGAATATATCTTCATAACTGGTTAGTTCGCTATTTGATTTTGTATTGTCAATTAACAATCTTAACCCTAAAGGTTTTTCAAGTTTGTTAGAAAGACAATAAGTATCTAAAATATAACCATAAATTTCTTCATCTTTAACATTTTTACAAAGAGGAATCATATCTAATCCGCAGCCGCATGTGGTTGACAATAAAAATAAATTTCTAAAATCTATTTTATTTTCTGAGAAATAATTTGAAAGTAAATTATCTTCTAGTACAGAATACATCAAAGAACAAAAACCTGTTGTTTTTATATTTTCATTCATTTCAATTTTTTTAAGTATGTCTGTATAAAATGTATGTATGAATTGGGTGCCCGGATCACCAAAAACAAATTTTATTTTTGATCTAGATCTTCCTAAGTTACCTATTATCTCTATTAATTCTACAACAGAAGCTTCTCCATGAAGATAAGGGAAAGGAGAAAATGATATATCAAATCCCATAAATTTAGTTTTAGATAACTGACAGAATTCACTAATCTTTAATTGAAGTTTTTCTAGATCATTAATTAAAGATTTTTCAATTAGCGAAGATAATTTTTCAATTGAAAGTCTATTGTTTTTACTAACTAAATCTTTAACATAGTTAACAATTTCTAAACCTATGCTAAACTTTGTAATATCTTCATATCTTTCTTTTGATGAAAACGAATAAGGAAAATAAGGAGTGTAATCTTTAATATTAAAACCTACTCCTAACTGGAAATTTGAATATCCTTCACCTTTATTAAGATTTGAAACACTTCTAATTAAGTTAGTAATATCAAATAGGTTTTCTGGCGTTACGTCATCGTCTTTGTTGATATTGACAGAGTAAAAAATATTTTTGTTTTTTGAAATGTCTGTTAATATTTCATTTTGATAATCAGATTTTTTGATTTTGTTAATTTCTATTTGCTTTGACATTCCCCATATTTTTTTATTTTTAAGTAAATTCAATCCCGCATTGTTTTTAATTGAGCTAACCCTAAAACACCGAGGTTGTAAAAAAGATAAATTTTTAATAGCAAAATCAATGTCGTCAGCAAAAACTTTATCATTAACATTCTCTTGATAAAAAGTTACTGCTCTTATTGGGAGAAATATTTTGTTCATTTTACACCAGTTCTTCAATATTAACGTTAATATTTTCAGGTATTTCAAAATCAAAGTAATGTTGAACAGTTTTATAAGGATAAATTTTACCATCAATAGAGTTTTGAATTACTTTTTCATGGCTAATTTCTATATTTTCTCTAAGTGATTTTATTTTTATCATTTTATAATCTTTAACAACAATCGCAGGAATCTTTTTAAGAAACATATCTTTTGAAATTTGAAATCTATGGTGACCATCAAGTACGTGATATAAATTATTTTTTTTATTAAAAAATACAACTATTGGTTTTTGCCAACTTTCTTTTATAATTTTATTTTTTAAATTTTCTACTCTTGCTTTGCTATGATCTTCTATCGGAATTATTTTTTTTGTTTCTATTTTTTGATATTTATTTTTGCCCATTCATATTCCTTTTTATTATTAACTGTAAATGATCTATTAAAATATAACTTTTTAAAGTCATTATTACAATTTAAAAAAGAATTAAAATAGTAATAATTCATACCTGATTTTTCGATGATTTTTCTCTGTTCGTTCATGAGTTTCTTTGCTGTTTTTTTACTAATTAAAAAAACTCCTGTCATTCTATCATCATTTGAACTTTCTTCTCTTAAGTAAATTTTATTATTTTGATTTACGCAACCTATTCTAGATTTGTTTTGCTGACTGTACTTTTCAACAAATACATAATCTTTGTTTTCGTTTTGTTGAAATACTTCGTAAAATACTCTTGTATCTTCTTTACTGACAATAACGTCACCTTCAGATATTAATACGTAATCAAAATCATGATCATCGTTAAACGCTTTTTGCAAACACAAAAAACAGCTATTAATGTTTTTATCATTTTTATAATTTTCATTTTTAACTGTTATTATAAAATCTGACTTTAAATAATCATATTTTTCGCTTTGAAAACCTGTAGATATATAGACTTTTTTTGCATTTAAGATGTTTTTTTGTTGTCTTATTAATCTTTCTATTATAGTTTCTTCATTGGTTATTTTTTTTAAACACTTACTGCTATTTTCTTTCATTCTAGAAGACTGACCTGCTGCTAAAATTATAGAAATTATCTTAATATTCTCTTGCATAAAACCTCTTTTAAAATTTGATAATACTACTTCTACCTGTATTTTTCAATATGTCTTTGCATTTTTTTCTAAAGAAGTCTCTAATTTCTTTAATTTCTTCCCAACCAGTTCCTACACTTAAATTTTCTGTTATTAGCGTTTTTTTGTTCTTTTTTATTTTTTCTTCAAGGTTTTTAAAATAATTTTTAGGATCTAAACAATATTTTTTATCTGTATGGTATCTCATTAATACATCTTTTTTGATGCCGTATCTTTTTCTTGCATTATCTGAATATTCTTTATCAAAGTTTGCAAGATTTATTTTTTCACTTTTATCATAGTACTTATCAAAAAGCATTTCTTGAAAATCATCAGAGTTTCCGTGCATTCCCCATGGTTGATAAATATATTTGTATCTTTCTGTAACTGCAGCTATTTTTGAAAAAGAATTCTTTTCCAACTTACTTTTACTAATCTGGCCCGGGTATAAGGTTTCTGAATATACTATTTCTTCTTTTTTAATTTTTCTTTTTGCAACTAGATCTCTTATGTTTCGCATAGAAAAAATATGATTAACTATACTTGGATTAGAACCTGCAGGTGAATTCAGATCTCCATTTTCATCTAGGCAAAACGAAGATATTAAAGGCACGTCAATAATTTCTTGAGTCAAGTGAAATCCATAATCTTTCATTCCGTACTCACCTTGAAATGTTCCATGATCAGAAGCAAAGATTATTTCTGGTGCATCGCTATTTTTTAGGTGACCAGTTTCGTCTAATATTTCACCAATGACATCATCTACAATGCAGTTCCAAACATCATCTCTTGTTATTCTTTGCTGTCCTGCATAATCTAAATATTTTAAAAGAGGATCGCCTACTGTGTTGTTTGTAATGTCTAGTTCTTTGTAAAAACCGTGTATTTTCATCCAGACGAAACAAGGTTTTCCTTTTTTTCTTGCTGCGTCTATAATTTTCAAACTATGTTTTAAGTGTGTTTTTCGACTATTGTTCGGATTAATATCCCAATCATCTATTAAATGTATATTAATTCCTTTCTTTCCCCATATTCCTGCTGTTTGTTTGTATGTCTCAAAATACTTACCAGGTTTATTGACAAAAATTAAGTTTACATCATAGCCTTTTTCTAATAAGTCTGTGAACATATTACTAGAAGACTTAATTTGTGTTTCATAAAGTCTTTGTTTGAAAGGTATATTGCTTTCATCGTGTAATTCCCACGAATATAAACCTGTCCATTCACAGCTATGACACATGAGCGTTGAGGCAGCAGGAGCGATCGCTTGTTTGAACAAAGTACCGCTTCTTGCTATTTTTTCAATATTTGGATATATGTTATATCCTCCGTAGAGGCTCATCCTTCCTGAGTACATGCGATCTGTTGCTATATAAATAATGTCTTTCATTTTAATCCTTTTTAAGGTTTTAATCTTAATGCTCTTATGTCTCCATGCCATTGACTTCTTCCCCAAGGCCTGTCTAGATAGTAGCCTAAATCATCGAACATATTTAACTCTTTAAGAAACTTACATTGTATCCTATGCTGGTGACCTGCTACACCGTCGATTTGTTCAGTCCAGCAAGATAAATTATTTTCCATCTTGTCATAAACTTTGCAAAATTCACTTAGCAAAAAAGAATTTCCGATATAGAACAAATCATTTATCTTAGAATCTCTTTTAGGTCCTGGGACATACATTCGATTGTGTTCAATATCATTAAAATTAACATCCTTAAACCAAGCAATGTCATGCCTAGTTAATAAAACATAATCATATTTAAAATTTTTACTTTTTTCTTTGAGGCACAAGAGGTTAATTGCGCTTTTCATTGAAAACATTTTACTTTTAGCATTAAATTCCTTTTTTTCTCTGGCAGAGAATTCTTTTTGTTTTTCAACTTTAACAATGCATTCCTTGACGATCTTTACTGTTTTTTCTTTTATTTTTTTAGTTACTTCTTCTTTTTCGCTGTCGTTTTTAACCCATGTATGAAAAAACATATCAATTTCAACGTCTTTGTTGATTTTAATTGCACTCATTAAAGAATCTATAGACTCATCAAACCAATCAGTCAAATATCCGTAAAAGCATATTCCTATTTTTTTCATTTTTAACCTCTATAACGTTTCATCTAGGTGCGACATTGAATTTACGCATTTGTTGCAAACATCGTCTTTGTAATATTCGTTTTTAGAATGTATCTCTCTATAAAATTTCATTTCGTTGCCATTCCAAATTTCTTGAATCGTACCTGTTATTAATTTTGCTTTTTTTGATTTATCTACCAAGCCTATGTTTTCAACGCTAGAATATGTTACATCTTTGCTTGTTTTTAATATACCAACAGGTATTTCAGCACCATAAAAAGAACAGCAAGGTAAAACAGTACCGTCATACCTTACAGACAGATGAACGAATGGTTGTGCGCACTTAAATCTTTTGTTTGTTTTTTTACTGATAGATGTTTCTTTTCCGTAATCTTCTGTTATACCTACTAAATCTTGAATTCCAATTCCATCGACTTTGTCTTTCCAGTAATTAATGAAATCTTCAAGTTCATGTTTATTTGTTTTTGTTTTGACGAAATTAACTCTCACTGTTGGTAATTCTTTTCCCATACTATTTCTTAGCTGGATAAAATTTTTAACATTTTGTATTGTTTTGCTGAATTCGCCACCCAGTCTTATTTTATCATAAGTTTCTTTTGTGTTTGCATCTATGGATATTTGAAGCCTATCTAATCCTGAATTTATTATTTCTTTTGATATTTTTTCTGTCAAAAGTGAACCATTTGTGCTAAAATAAGTATCAATAATTCCTCTTTTCTTAGCATACTTTATAAATTTTACAATGTCTTTCCTGATCAAAGGTTCATTAATGTAATTAAATCTTACGCACTTCAAACCTTTTTTAACACTAATGTCTATTACTTCTTTAAAAACTTCAAAATCAAACCAAGTTGATTTTCCTTTACCTGCTGTGTTTTCAGCGCTCCATGTGCACATAGGGCACCTGAAATTGCATGAATAATTAAGTTCAAAATCAATTTGTATTGGATAATTTGTCTTTTTAAGGTTTTTAGAAATGTCAGCGTATTCTTTTCTATATTTCTTATATTTGTATCTATCGACGTAACTTAAATTTCTTAAAATTATATTTTCAATATTTTTTTTATTAATCTGCGTTGTTATTTCATTTTCATTTTTTGTTGTCAATAAAAACATTGATAAATTTTTTTTAATACTTTGAATTATTCTTTTAATCATTTTCTGAAATTTCCTTTAAATAGCTATTTAGTTACTTCTAAATATAAGCTAGCGTGTGGATTTGTATCAGTCCATTTAACTTGGTTGTAAATATTGTTCATACTTTTTGAATTAACTTCAACAATACTTGAAAATCCTACATTGTTAATTAACATTTCTTCAAATTTTTCAATATTCCAAAAATTTATATGTTGCAATGTTGTTTTTTTAGGAAAGTTTTTTTTAATTTCATAACATTTTTCATGTAATATTTTGCAAACTTCTTTGGTATTTTTCGTATATAGCATGTCTTTAATTTCTGATTCGCTCATTTTTAACTGTCTAATAGGAGGACCCTCATACCAATCTTTACTAACCCTATCAGAAAAATGATAATTACTAAACCAGTTCAATAAAGCATTCTGTGCCGTCGGTTTTATGTTGTATTTTTCCCAACAATTATATTTTTTTCTAATGCCCCTATATTGTCTCAAGGGAGGACTTTTCCACATCGGATGCTTTTCGATAAAACACTTGTGAAGTTTTTCAAAGTCTGGTACAATTATTGTAAATACACTTCCTTTTTTAAGTACGCGATAAGTTTCTTTAAAAATATTCATAGATACTTTATCATCTATATGTTCAAAAAAATGTGAAGAATATGCAATATCAAATTGATTGTCTTCATAAGCAAACGATGAATTCTCATTCAATACATGACCTCGGACAGCATCTATTCCTACCCATCCCTTTGGACAATTCCACTCTTTGCCGCAGCCTAAATTAATCCCTAACATTGTCAAATAACTTCTGTAATTGTTTTGAATATACCTTTAGCATTCAAATTGTATTTCTCATATAAGTCTTTAGGCGTACCGGATTCTGGGAAGACGTCGTTCAAGCCAATTCTTTTAACTCGCTTAGGAGAATGTTCACTAAGAGTTTCAGATACTATCGATCCTAATCCACCTACAATAGTATGATCCTCAACTGTTACAACCAGTTCAGAATTTTTTGTGTATTTAATTAAACCCTCTGTATCAAACGGCTTTAAAGTGTGGGCATTAATAATGTTAACTTTTTTGCTTTTTTGTTTTTCAATCATTTCTGCTGCTTTAATTACGTCTGTTAAAACACAACCAGAAACAATTATTGTTATGTCTGGTTCATCACATTGTTTAACAATTTGCAACTTTCCTAACTCTATGTTTGAATTTTGCGTAAAAATCTCATCAACAGGTTGCCTTCCTAGTCTAAGGTAAGAAGGACCAGGTTGTTTTATTATTAATTTAAGCATATCTCTTGTTTGATTATATGTGGCCGGTTGATACACTTTCATGTTAGGTAATGATCTCATTAGCGATATATCTTCTAATCCCATTTGAGTAACGCCATCTTTACCTATCGCCATACCTGAGTGAGTACCTACTAAAAGCATTGATGCATCAGAATAGCATGCAGAAACTCTTATTACATCATATTTGCCTGTCAAAAAAGAAGCAAAAGAAGAAAAAACAGGATAGAAGCCATTCTCAGAAAGACCTGACGCTATTCCGATCGCATTACATTCTGCGATTCCACATTCAAAAAATCTTTCAGGAAATTTTTCTAGAAATTTAGTAGTCCTAGTAGCTTTTGATAAGTCAGCACTCAAAACAATTAAATTTTTTTCATCTTTCCCCAAACAAACTAATTCATCTCCGAAACCGTCTCTTGTTGCTAAACTCATTTTAACTCCTTCAGTGCCAAATCGTATTCTTTTTTGTTAGGCGCTTTTGCATGCCAAGAAGGTGTCTCCATAAAAGACACACCTTTTCCTTTGACTGTTTTTGCAATAATACATGTCGGCTTTTTACTTTTAAAACATGTTAATGTTTTTTCAACTTCTTTGTAGTCGTTTCCATCAATTTCAATCACTTCCCAACCAAAAGATAATATTTTTTCAGTTAAACTTTTACCAATATCCAAGCTTAATACATCTTTTGTATATCCATCGTTTTGAGCTCCATTTTTATCAATGATCAAACACAGATTATTTAGCTTGAATTTAGGTGCTAACATTATCGATTCCCAAATTTGACCTTCTTGCATTTCTCCATCCCCAACAATACAAAAAACTTTATTTTTTTCTTGCTTAATTGAATGTGCTAAGGCATGGCCAATTGCGATGCTTAAACCTTGCCCTAGTGAACCGGTTGTAGCAACAACATTTTTAAGCCTAACCTTGTCAGGATGACCCTGGAGTTTAGAATTAATTTTTCTAAAAGACAATAATTCTTTTTCACTAATTACACCTGACAAGTGTAGAGCTGCATATAAGGCAGGTGCAGCATGCCCCTTTGATAAAATTAGCTTGTCTAATTCTCCAGATTTTAAATCAAAGTTGTTGTATAGACATGCTACAATTTCAGCTATCGAAAAAGATCCACCTACATGTCCGGACTGTGCTTCTAGCAACATTTTAAGTATTGTTTTTCTAATTTCATTTGGCGTCATTAGCGCAATCTCCTTTTATAAATCCTGGACTTTCTTTTTAAAAATACCAGTTACAATATGAGTAATTTTTGATAAGCAGTCTTCAAAATGAAAATTATTGTTATTTTTACCTGTCTGGCCTGGAAAGTTAGAATTACCAGTAATTTCAATAATCAGATCTGAATGTTGTGCGCATTTTCCTTTTTTGTTTTTTGTCAATAAAACAGTTTTCATATTTCTTGCTTTTGAAACTTTAAAGGATTCTAAAATATTTTTAGAATTTCCTGATCCTGAAAAACCTATTACTACATCATTTTCTCTTCCGTGCACCTCTAATTGACCACTAAAAATATGATCTGGGCCTAAATCGTTCATTAATCCTGTTATTGAAGTATTTGATACGCATAGATCGATCACCCTAAGTCTTTTATTTGATTTAAATTTTTTTGACTTATCTTCGCATACAAACGGATGAAGCGAAAGATCTGATACTAAATTACCTACAAAACCCGCATTGCCTCCATTGCCGCAAGCAAAAATACAATTGTCGTGCTGGTAAGCATCCCAGATAAAACTAATTAATTTGTCTACACTAATTTCATCAATGTTGTCAAATACGTTTTTTGATTCTTCTTTATATAATTTTATTAAGTCAATGTTTTTCATTTTTTTCCTTTTATTTTTTAATAATATTATCTAAGTTTTTTAAAATGTACATTGTAGGAAAGTCTTTTTTAGTATAAAGATTAAATTGTTTTGCAGCTTGAAGAATTGCTAATTCTTTTCCAGTGTCAGTATTTGTGTCGCAGTCAACGTATACAATTTCCTTGTTAAATTTTAAACCTTTTACTGGAGTACAATTAAAGATTAAACCGGATTTGATTTTTTTAATTTCTTCCCAGTTTTCTCTAGTATAAATTTTTATTTCTTTGAAGATTTTGTTTGCTGAGTATTGAACCGCTTTTGAAAAACCTCCATTGCCTAAAATATGAATTGTTTTAAAATTTCTGTACCTATTAATTACTTCAAATGTTGAGTCACAGTCAGTATTGTATGCTATTAATTTCCCATTATCGTTAAGAATAGTGTTTGCTGCTCCAATGTCTTTAACTTCTTCGGATAATTCATCGACATAATTTAAAACTTCTTCTTTGTAAGGCATTGTTATACTAACACCTCTTATATTTAAAGCTCGAGCGCCCTGAATTGCAGTTTTTAAATCTTTTGTGCTGAATGCTTTATAAAGAAAATTCATTTTTTCTTTTTCAAAAATATGATTATATATAGTTGTTCCAAAATTACCAGCTTTTTTTGCTAAAGAAATACAGACTATTGTATCTTTATTTATTTTCACTTAAAACCTCTGCGAGTAGTAACTTGCCTAACAAAAATAAAAATCTTCCATACTCTCCCTTATGAAAATTTTCATAAAGGCATGCGATGTTAAGGTAATTCAATATGCCTACTAGTTTTACTTGTTGCCATGATAATTTATTTTCTTTACAAAACTCTTCGAGTATTTGAAGATTTTGCAATAAATTACTTCTTATGGCATATTCAATTGATGCTTCGTTTTCTGATATTTGTACAGAATACAAGCCTTTCATGATGTAACTTCCGTTAATCAAAAGAGCGTGATATATCTTTCCTAAATCGTAATATGCATCACCGATTTCTATTGAATCTCCAAAAGATTCTCGCCAATCAATCGTATAAAACTTGTTTTCATTATTACTAAATATAATGTTTTCAGGTTGCATATCTCCGTGGAAGTGAGATTGTTTTGCATCTTCGAATAAACGATCCCAAGATATAGTTTCAATCATTGAATTAATCGAATTAACTTTTACACCATTGATTAATGATATCTTGTCTAAATTTTCATGTTTAAACTTTTTAATTCTTTGAATCGTTTTGCTTTCGTACATCTTGTAACAATTATTAATAAATTTTTTGTCATTTTCAATATGTTTTTGTAAAAAATTAGATTTGTAAAATTCTAAGAAATTTTTAAAAACTCTGTAATCTTTAAAATTTGATAATAATTCGCCTTCGATATAATCGTAGCAATACATGTTTTCATTAATTAAATCAACCTTAGGGGTTAATTCACCTAAAATAACTGATCGTTGATACCTCATTTTTGTTTTTGCTGCATTATCAAAATATTTAATGACTTTACCATTTTCAATAAATAGAGCTTCATTCGTTTTATTTGCAACAACTTCATTTGGGAATTTTTTCCTTGTTAGTTCATAAGATTTATTATTTCCCGTGTCGTACCAGTTAAAATATTTTAATTCTATTTCTTTTAGCTTATCAAAACCAGAAATTACCTGGATTTCATTTTTGATTAATTGTGCTGACTCTAAAGATTTCCAAAATTTTTTATAATCATATATTCCAGCAATGCCTATGAATGCTGTACTTCCTTTTCCGTAATAAAATTTTTTAAACTTGTTGTTGTCAGAATCAACAAGACAATAATTTTCATAGTTTTCATCAATTTTAGATACACCTACCCAATTATTATTAAAATTTTCAATTACATCGTCATTACCTAGGATTGTATCTACTGATGTAAAGACAAACGGGCAGTTTAAAAACCCTTTACAGCAAAGCAAACTGTAGCCTGGGCCAGATCCTACTTGATCATAATTGTCGACTTCTACAAAATTAAATTTTCTTTTTGGGTGTATTGCTTTCAAATATGACTTTATTTGATCTGCCTTGTACCCTAATGCAATTATAATTTCTGTATCTTCGCTTACCTTTTCAATTATTTTAGAAATAACAGGTTTGTTTTCTATAGGTAGAAGCGCCTTGTGCAGACCTACTATAGAATCATTTCTTGAACCTTTTCCGGCTGCGAGGATACATAATTTATGATTCATTTTTATGTTCACTCTCTATTTTACCAGATTTACGATTAGCGTCATCTTGAAATCTCTCTACATCGTCTAAATGAGGTGTTGAAACTTCCACTGCTGAATAATCTGTCAATGCTATTACTCGATGCTTTCTTCCAACAGGTACTACCCAACCTGTCCCAGGACCAAAAGTAAAAGATTCTAGCTCTCCTTTGTCATTTTCTAATAAAACTTCAGCTGTTCCTTCAAAAACATAGTTTGCTTCTACTTTTTTTTCATGACGCTGGAGTGAACTTCTATTACCTGCTTTCATGTGTATTAGTTTAAATGCATAAAATTCGTTCAATTCCATCCATTTTTCAAAACCCCATGGTTTATCAACTTTGTAATTGCTAAGTGATAGTACGTTTTCTTTTTTTCTTTCAATTGGTTCTTTATAATCTTGTAATGCTTTTTTAATCCACGGATCTTTAATTTCATTATATTTCGACATCTTTAATTCCTTTGTTTCTTTTTAAGTTGATTGCAATTGCTGTGGGTGTATCGTTATCTGGTTTTAGATCATTAATTATATATCTTGTTCCACCGCCAATACCCATTATTAATTTATCGTAAAATATTCCTAAGTCTGATAATTGAATTTCTGTTACTTTTCTTAAAGACTCTCTCCTCCCAGTTGTTAAGATTATGTTGAACCCTTTTCTATCCCATTCAATTAATTTTTCTATTGTACCAGATAATACTTTCGGTTCTTTTTTTACTTGATCATGAAGATTTCCAAAGCTGTATATCAATGTCCCGTCTATGTCACAAAATATTGTCTTAGGTCTTTTGTTTAATTCCATCTTAACTTTTTCCCGAACACTAGTTCATTTAAGTAATCACTTCTTTGCTCAAAATTACCTCCTCCCGGGCCAAACTTTTTAGAACTTCCTTTGTAATGAAGAATGGAAGTTTTTTCATTTACCCAGTCCCTTTCATAACAATTGTAATATGCGCAATGAATTTTTTGAACGTTTAACTCTTTAAACTCATCTTCAAGACATGCATGCAAAAAATAATTTTGTTCATATTGACCACCTTTTGGGGGATTGTTGTTTTTGTATCTTTCCCATGCATCAATAAACTTTAAACAATTTTTTGGATTGTTCCAAAATATAACACCACAATTTGGATAATCAACTTGAAATTGACCTAAAATATGATCCCATGGTGTAACCGGTCTGACTGTTAAAGAAACATCAGCATCTTTATCTAGCATTGAAAAATCGTTTCTAATAATTGCTGTATCTGCGTCTAACTGTATTACTTTTTCAACTTCGTCATGTAAAAAAAGTGATTTAAGAAAATTAATTCTATTGTCGATAATATCTCTATACTCGTTACTTTGTGTTTTAAAACCCACATTAAAATTTTTATGTTCAAATTCTAAAAATTTAATTTTATTACCTAATATCGATTTTAGCTGTTCTTTTTGTTCTTTTAACAAACCAATGTCAGCTACAAACATGTTTTTATATTTTATATTAAGGCTTTTAATGAGATAGACTTGCTGGAGAAGATAACTGTATACATTATTACTGGCAATAACTGCTAACGTATATTCGGATATATTTTGGTTTTCTTTAGGATAAAATATCATTTTATTCTCCTAATTTTATGAAGACGCACGCCATCAGTTGCTTCCAATACTAAGCCGTCAATACTGGCAACGACCTTTACTAATAAATTATGATATTCATCAACATTTTTTGCTCCGTTACCGTGGATTAAAATTACTCCATTGGTTACTAATATTTTATAAAATTCTTTAAACATTAATGTTAACTTTTGATCTAAATTATCATCAATAATCCAAGATAATTGTTGCGCGTCTTTATGTTGTTTATGAGGTACCCCTTCCAGGTGAGATCTAAATACTTGCTCTATAGATCCTCTACTATTAATTAAAGCTGTTGAATTTTCTGGTATATTTAAATTGCCTATACTGTTATAGAAATCGCAATACTTTATATTCAAGTTTTGTCTTTTCGACATTAAATAAGAATACCTGATATATTCGTTACCCATTTCGCAATCATCAATTAAAGCATCATACCCTAGGTGGTTATATCCGTGATCTCTAGCAACTTCTAAAAGCTCCCCCGGGCCAGGACCTATATCTATAATAAATAAATTACTTAAGTTTCTGTTTGATTCTGAGAGAATCTCTGGTGCTAAAGAATTTATATAGTTTTTAATATCTTTAATTCTTTTTTCTCTATTAGCGCATTTACGTTGAATATAATCATTTTTTAACAATTCATTGTATTCTGCTTCATCTTCTTTTGATTTAAAATCCAAAAGATCTAAACCGTCAAGATTTTTAAAATCTATTACATTAATTTTACTCAATTTTTAATACCTCATCAAAAAAACATTCCCATTGATCAATCGCTTTTAAAGCCCATTCCTTAGAAATATTACCTATGTTTATTGAAATTCTATCGTACAAATCTTCATTATACATTAATTTTTCTATTTTTTCTTTTATACTTAAAGCATTTCTTTCACAAAACAAACCGCTAGTATTATCTTCTATCATTTCTTGGATTTGACCTACTCGTGTTGTTATTATAGGAACTCCACAAAGACCTGCTTCGAGCATTGAATTTGGTGCTCCTTCATGATTTGAGGCACATACAACGACGTCCAGGCTTTTATAAAAATCAGGCATATCATTATAAGTCAGCCTGTTGTCAAATCCTGCTACTACATATTCAACTTTATCCCCTAATAGCTTGCATGCATCTCTAATAAAAAAATGACCTTTGTTTTCATTTGCAATTGCGCAGTCTCTTCCTACATAACCTACTCTAAATTTACTTTTATCTTTTTTAAACAATCTATGACTTTTACCTAATTCAAAAGGAGAAAATAAATTATAGTCATTTACATGATATGCTAATCTAATTTTATTAGTATCATAAACTGATTCTAATTTTTTAAAATATTGTTGACTTTTAGTTACCAAAAGAGGTGCAGATTGATATTCGCGCCATCCTTTGTTGTACATTCGAAAGAATACTTCTGATGTAACTTGAGAAACAACTTTACAATTATAACCTTCAGGAAATTTTATGTATTTTGTAAATATCTCTAGGTCAGGTACCCATTGCAGAAACAACATATCATATTTTTTTACACTTAAAAATTTAATAATGTCATTTTTATTTTGATCACTTACAATATCAATATCATATTTTTCAGGGTTTAAAAACTTTTTTAAAACTTTAGCATTTTTGTGATATGCCCAATCAGGTACATCATATGTTATTAAAATATTTTTTTTATCCATTTTTTAACACCTCATAAAGATATTCAACATAATATTCGTAAGAATGAAACTTATTAATATAGTTTGAAACTTTTTTAAAATTTTCTTTGTTTTGAAAAAAATGCTTTTTTTCTTTAAATTTTTCAATATAAAGTTCTGATATGTTGTCTTTCCAGGTTATCCAATTGTTAAAATTAGATCCGTCAACTAAAAAACTTTTATCAAAAACATGTGTTGTGTTATAAGGTGTCCCTATAATCGGCGTACCACACGATTGTATTTCAAGTTGTGCATTCGAACAATAGTCTTCAATACTAAACCAGAAACAAGCAAGATAATTACCAGCAATTTTTAACAAGTCTTCTTTTTTATATTTTCCATATTCAATTACATCATATTTTATTTTTTCTTTTTCTAAGCAATTAATAAAATTAGGAAAAAGTTTGTCAAATTGATTATCTATTCTTCTTTTTTTTGCATATACTAATACTTTTTCTCTTTTAGCGTCATTATTCTTTTGTGCGTTGTCAATGGTAATACAATTTGGTAAAACTTTATAGTTTTTTGAATTTTTAAAATATTTTTTTGCATAATTTACATAAAAGTCTGCTTTGTTGAAATAAAAATCAGAATTTACGTTATTGCAAAACCATTTTTCCCATTCATCTGACAATCCTAATTCGGGTTTTTCAAATAAAACATTTGGACCCATTATAATTTTTTTATTAGGAAAGTTTTGTTTAATTAAAAGATAAAGTTGCGGATGAAATCTTACAGAAAACCAGAAAACATCGTAAGAATTAAGTAGATTATAGTTACTTAAATGATCGTTGGTTATTGTATCTATTTCAAAATATTTTGAATTTTTAATTGCACTCAAATGATTATAATAAGCATTTCCCGGTCCCCTATTACCACCCGGGTGTGAACACATAAGTATTTTAATCATTTAGGAATCCTCTTTTTCTTAAAAAAACGCTAGTTTTGTGAGCCAAATCTTTATAAAATTCTCCAAAAGAATCACTTCGCGGCCGGCCTGTATTTTCTAAAAATTGATATACGTAAAGAGGATAATTAATAAAACCGACTGCACTATAATTTTTATCTCTATCTTTGAGCATATGCAGAATTGGTAAAATATATGCTTGATCTGTCCCCATTTTAATCCATTCATTGTTCCAATCTAAAAAATTACTAATTGGAATATTTTTAAATGTTTTAACTTTAAAAGTTGCCATGGCAGATGTTATCCACGGGTCTTTATAACCATTAAATTCATTATTTGGAATTTGCTTAGATATGCCTAATTGATTGTTGTGAGAATACATCCAGTTAGTATAAACATATTCTAGCTTTTGGTTTTGTTCGTATGAGTTTTTAATAATTTCTATAGTTCGATCGACTGAAAACCAGTCATCTCCGTCAAGAAGCATGACTATAGCTTCTGGGTTCTCAATTGTTTGGATAGCGTCATAAATATTTTTTAATCTATGCTTTCTTTTTTTATTTGAAATTAATTCTACGTGATTATAATTTTTTGCTTCTATTATTTTTTTAGCAGCATTTGTTGTGGCACCACCATCTTCTGACATGTCATCAATATAAAAATGTTTATTAGGTAAAATAGTTTGTTGAGCTACTGATTCTATACAGTTGACTGCGAACTTATTTGCTTTGTAAGCACAAGAAATAACGTAAATTTCATTATTCATCTATTGTAATCATCCTCTAATCTAACTACGTCATCGGGATAATAAGTACTTACCTCAGATAATGCAACATCTCCTTTTTCTGCAGAAAATCTGTGAATTGTTTTAGGCGGGATATGGTAACATTGTCCCGGCCCTAAATCAACTTTTTTAGTATTACCTGTGTATTGATTTTTAATATATAAAACCAATACCCCTCTCATGACATATATTGTTTCTTCTTTTTTTTCATGATACTGGAGAGACAATCTTTCTTTCATATTAATATTAATTGTTTTCCCCAAATATTTACCAGGGACATCTGCCCAGATTTCTTCCCAGCCCCATGGTTTTTGTATTATTTTTGGATTCATTCTACCTCCTCCATCATAATTCTAGGCTGCTTTTTAGAAATTTTCAAATATGGTGTAGGTTTATTAAAATCTACTTTTTGATGAAATATCCAACCTCCCATTTTTTCTTTGAGTTTGACTGACATTTCTTTAATTTCTTTTTCAGTAACTTTAGACCAAGATTTATTAAAAAACATATTGTTTTCTGGTGTATCTTTTTGTTCAATATTGTAAAGAGATAGCCAGTGTTTTGTCCAATAATCTCGATATGTTTTAATTTTTCTTTCTAAGTTAAACCAACTGTAATGATAGACACCAGGAAGTTCATTGATAACATTTTCAAACCATTTTTCGTAATTCTTAATTAAATTTTTGTCTTTGTTTTGCAACATTTGCATTCTAACATTATGCACTTCAGGTGTATAAAAAGTTGCGCAAGGTACTGGCTTTAGAGATGTTTTATCAATGTAATCACAACCATCAGTACCTTGAAGCGCATACAAGTTACCTTCGTCATCAAATTTTCGCAAACTTCCTGGAATTCCGTGTGTTATATAACTATGATTCTTGCTTAGTCTCCATTTCCATGGATTAACATCACATCTAACTTTTTCGGGCCCACCCCAATATTCAACAATAGGCAAAGCTAAAAGATGTACTGACTTTGGTAATTTTTTGGCCAAAATCTTAATTTTTTTTGCATCATCTTCATGAACAATTTCATCTGAATCTTGTTGCCAACACCAATCCATACTACAACGGCTTCTTGCGTCAGCTTTTAGTTCTCCGTCAAAAACAGCAAATCTTTTATGATTATAATCTTTGATACGCTGATATACCTTTAGTTTTTCTTCTTTATCTGCCCACTCTGTTAATTTTTCCCATGTACCATCATCAGAGCCTCCATCAGCGACTACAACTTCATCACAAAATTGCAACATTGATTGTATACTCTGTTTCCACGGATAATCACTGTTAATTACATTTTTTGTTGTCATATAACCACTTATTTTTATTTCTCTGTTAACATGTCGTTCAATCTCGTCCCAAAAACGTTTATGTCCATCAAGAAGGTAAGCCTCAATTTCATCAGGTTCACCTCCCCACCATTCTTCACTCATATGCTGCACATTATCGTTGATATAAAGTTGAAGTCCCAATAAACTTGCCTCAATAACGATTCTTGGACATGTATCACCACCAAGAGGCATAAAAGCAAAACCTTCATATGCTGATAAAGTTCTTAATAAATCTGAATATGCTAGACCTGAGAGGATATCGTATTCAGCTTTGCCATCTAAAAATTCAGTTAATTTTTGTTTTGTCTCTTCGATGCCTTTAATCCAGGAATTTGAACCAATAATTGCCCATTTGCCATTTGTTCCATTTTCTTTTCTTGCCTTGCACAAAGATTCAATTTGTTCTAAATCTTTAACATCGAATACCGATGATAGCCTTATTGACTTTTCGTCTGTTAAAAATGGAAAACGTTTTTGATATCTTTGTTTTTGTTTATCAGACATCCAAAATATTTTTTCGGCACCAGCAAAGAATGATGAAATAAACTTACCATAATCTTCATTATGACAATTACAATCTTCACCTGTTTCTTTTTTGTGTAATTCTATTGAGCGATATCGACAAAACTTATAATCGTATTCAGTAATAAAATAATAAAGATTAGCAACAATCACTGGGATTAAATTTAAATTCATTTGCGAAAAATTAAAAAAAATCCAAGTTTTATTAACGCCTTGTTGAATCAGTTGATCTGTTAGATCACTTGATTTAAGCTTATAGGTTTTATAGGGGCTAGTTCCAAACAATGCCTCTGTCGTAAGCTCAGCACCTCCAGAGTATTCATCAGTGAATAGGTCAGCCACAAAGATAACATCTGCTTCTTGAAATTCATATGCATTTCTATTTTTCTTGGTCTCAAACACGCTTTGCGAGAACATAAAAAATCCTCCAAAAATTTAATTATTCTTAGAGAATATTAACCTATTTTTCAGAGAGTTAAAATTTTATTTATTTTTAACCTATTTTTGTTATTGATAGATTTGATCCGTCAACGTCTAAACCAGTAACTCCTCCAACTCTAGGTAGGTCGGTTTGTTGTGCGCCATTTTGTTGTAAAACGTATACGCTTAAAACTGCGTTTTTAGGCATATAGATTGTAGAGGATCCTTTAAGTGTATTAGCTGCAGTCCCAATTCCAGCTGCTGAAGTATCACCAGCTGGGAAACGTTCAGCAGGGGCGAAAGAATCTAAAAGTAATGCTCCGGGGGTGGTGTTGGTTCCCGACAAGTAAAGTTGATATCCATCGGCAGATATATCTATCTGATGCATCATAACAGCAGTATTTACTAAATAATGACCGTCAAAAGGTGCAGTAAATGCATGGGAAGTAAATGCATTATGTGTATCTGCTGTTTCACCACCAAATTGAACCTGAACCAAACTGCCTACTGCTATATTGTTTTGGTTTGCACTTGAAAATGCATGCACGTGCACTATACCTGGGTTGTGAAAAGTTCCACTTACGACCATATCGCCTGATGCGACGACTGTACCTTTTGTTGATGTACCTTTAGATCCGATTGTTCCGGACAATAATATATTTACATCAGTTCCTAAACTTAATGCAGATATATCTGTTACATTTGCACCAAAAGCTAATTGATCTGTTCCACCATCTGAATATATTGCTGCTTGAAGGTTATTTGTTTCAACTCTAAAATTAATATCTGCAGAAGCTTCATTAAATATGATCTGTTCTGAAGCCCCTTCTCGTAATGTAAGCATTCTTGCAGATCCGGCATAGAATTCTATTTCATCGTCAGTGAAATCAATATAGGTATTGGCGTCATTAACACGTGGGTCTGCAGCTGCTAATTTTCCATATAATCGACTAGTAGCCATTAACGGAGACTCTAAAATTAACGTACTATCTGCGTTTCCTGCTACATATACATCGCCTCTTGACTCAATTCCTAAACTAGCTGTAAGAGCTGATCCGCCTAAAGAAACAATTTCATTTCCACCAGCATCATATAATGATCCGCTAATTACAACATCGCCTCCAAAAAGCGCTGTTCCTTTTGTAGCAGTTCCTTTTGAGCCTGCCGTCCCTGACATGAATAAATTTACATCGCCTGGAATTCCCGTTGCAGCAAAATATTTTACATGGCTGTCCTGATTACCCATTAAAACAAGTTGATCATTACCAGCATCTAAATGAATCGCTGCTTCTAAGTTATTTGAAAGCATTCTAAAATCAATATCTACACCATCCAAATTAAAAGTTGCAGAGTCTTGACCGCTAGTAGATTCTAAAAAGTCAAAAAATTCAACACCACCAGCCTCTATTTTAATCCTGTCAGTTGTAAAAGCAATTCTTGTGTCTGAATCTCCATCATGAACTAGAGCAGCACCTGCATTAACATTTCCTGTGGCAGTTACGCCAACTGCGCTAAAAGAACCTGCCTGATCAACAGTTATATTAGAGGACACATGAACGATATCTCCTTCAGTTGCTGTTGAATTTTCTACGAAAGGTATATAATATGTCGCTATTGGGTTTGTTGCTGTGGTATCTATTTTACCTGCAGAAGATGCACTTATTACAGTTACAACTCCTTCTCGTGTCATAGTAGCATCACCAGAAAGTATTTGCCTTTCAAATGCGCTTGCTGTACTATCATAAACTAAAATGCTAGTATCAGATGGAGAAACTGTTAAATCTACGTCAGATAAATCGTCTAGTGAGCTCACACTAGCAGCATCAGAATCAATCGTAATTGCGCCATTCGAACCGGTTGTTATTGTAATGTCAGTTCCAGCTATTAAATATGAAGTTCCGTCTGTCAATCTAGTGAGTGAACCGCTAATAGCAGTTGGTGCATTTAACGTTCCACCTACGTCTAAAGTGCTAGTAATACCTAACGACCCAGTTATACCTACATTTCCTGAAAATTGAGACCCTGATAGTGTGGCTACAACAGAATCATCAATGTTTAACGTAACTGTACCTGTTGATCCTCCACCAGATAGTCCTGTACCTGCTGTTACACCTTCAATATCACCAGTATTTGTTGTAAATCCAGCATCATTATTAAAAGCTGAAAGTTTTATTTCGGATGCAGCTTTTCTACTTTCTGCTGTACCGTCTTGCAATATGAATTCTGTTGTTTCTGCAATATCACCTGTCATATCTGTTAATTCAGAAAAGTCTAAATTGAACTCTGTGGAACTTAAAGTTAAGCCTGTTCCAGCTGTATATGTTGTATTAGTATTTACTAAATCCTGTACTTTACTCAAAGATAATTTTTTAGGTCTACCGGCATCAGAATCATCTGCTATCATTATTTCATCATTAAGTGATCCATTGTTTGAGTCTGTTGTTAAATCTGTTATATTCATCCCAATTGTAACTTGACCACTTGATCCGGTTGACAATTTAATAGATCCACTTGAAATCAAATAAGGTGATCGATCCGATAATTCTGTCAAAGAACCTGATAGATTCGTAACTGTTAAACTATTTGTAGTGCTATTAAAAGTAAAGCTAGCATCTCCTGCGAATGATCCACCGTCGTTAAACTGAACTTGACCACTTGATCCACCAGGGGTACCACCGCCACCAGATGAGTCTATTGTTATCTGACCACTTGAAGCCGTTGTTATTGTTATATTTGTTCCTGCGACCAAATATGAAGTTCCATCCACTAGTTTTGTCAAAGATCCGGATAAACCAGATGAAAATTCAGCTGAACCTGTAAATTGATGTAGATCATCTGATGTATCACCGAATTTTGTGGATCCACTTTTAAAGATAATACTTGAAGATACCAAAGTTGTCTTCATTTCATATACGTTAAGAGTTCCAGATACTGTTACGTCTTGATTAAAAATAACGCTACCGGAAAAAGTTGCGTCTGACGTGAAAGAACTAGAAGCAATTCTAAATTTTGATGCTGCCATGCTTTTCTCCTATTTTTATATTAGCAACTTTAACTTACTTTACCTATTGAATCACAGCGATTGCTTGAAAATGAACTTTTCCTGTAAAAGCTGCAGATGTTGCAAACGTTACAGATGTTGTTGAAACAGATTTAATATAAACATTAACGTTTGCTTCATCATTTGTTTCCGAGTCATAGGCAGTAGCTGTGACGTAAGGTGCAGATGAAAATACTTTTGTAAATGTATGAGTTGCTTCATCAGTTGCAGTAAATACAACATCTCCTGATTCTATTAACACGTCGTCTGGTACTCCTTCTAAAATTGGTTTCCTTCTAATGAAATTATAAACTTTTCTATATCTATTTTTGTCTCTGTTTGCCATATTAATTCTCTATAATATTTTTGCTGCTACAGCAGATAAATATGATCTTTCTCCCTTTTTTAACTGAACATGCCCGGCGATTTCCTCATCTTTGAATTTTTCTCCTACAATTGTTAACCCGTTAGATAAGGAATCAATATAAGGAGTATCAATTTGATCGATATCCCCTAATAAAACAATTTTAGAATTTTCACCAATTCTTGTTATGACTGTTTTTAATTCATGAATTGTCGCGTTTTGTGCTTCATCAATAATAAAAAATGTATCAGCAAATGTTCTTCCTCTCATAAAAGCGAGTGGTGCAATCTCTATTTGTCCTTTATCTTTCATCGACTTGAAATAAGTCAAATCTTTATCTTTTAATCCTTGCCTAAAATTGTCCATGATTGGTGATATCCATGGAAGCATTTTATCATTCATATCACCGGGTAAAAAACCAATATCTCGTCCTACAGGTTGAACGTTTCTTGTAATTACAATTCTTTTATATTTGCCTTCATTTAATCCAGCTATTCCTGCCATTAACGTAAGAAACGTTTTCCCGCTACCTGCTAATCCTGTTATTGAAACCAACGGCACGTCTTCAGCAAATAAAAGATTTAATGCAAATAACTGTTC